GAAATTGAGACGACCAATACCGGACAGTACGGCAGTCTCGTAACCCGAAGATGCGCCCGAAGGACGTTGACCACGAGTTACCGACGGGGCGGTATTCGCTTCAATTGCCTCATCGAACATATTCTTTGCCAAGATGATTGTCTGTGGCGGCTCAGGAACTCGTGGTATTTCTATCTCCACGTTCTGCGGAACCACGTTCATGGCTCCCGGCGAGGTGTCGTACTCGTTCATTGCCTCATCAGCCATTCCCGGTGGACCTTTGAAGTTGGTCACAGGGTGCGTACCAGTTACTACGATGTCGAGATACTGCGAAGCCAGTTGTGATTCAGCACGAATCATCTCGAAGTTACCATCCAGAAGTCCCCAGTACAGGTCTTCAGGCTTGTTGCCGATGGTGTCGATACCTGTCTGCGCCCAGTACATAGTCCATGGTCGAATCTTGTAACCATGAGGACGAGGCTTCATAACCCAGCTATTGTTTGCTCTATAGGCAACTTGTGAGTGAGTCCAAACCTCAACGAAGTTAGAGCGACCGGACTTAGAACCTTCCCAGCCGGGGAAGTGAGCGTGTATCCACTCGTTGTCTATCTCGAAGAAATGGATAACCCAGCGCGGGTCGGCGCAGTTGTTAGTGTCCCAGATAACCTGTTGAGGGTTTACTGCTTTGGTAGTGATCGGGAACTCGATTGACCGCTTATCCATAGCAGCTTCGAGGTCTTTTTTATATTGGCTGAGGTCGCCATCATCTTGTGGCGGTTCAGGAAAGTCAGCCCATTTTGAGCCAATGAACTCAGTCTTCTCCCACGCAACGCCATAAGAACCTTGGTGGAAGTTTACTACGCGCCGAGTTGGAGTCTCTTGCTCTAGTCGGCTATTGGAGCCACGAAGGAACTTCTCTATCTTCTCTGCTCTTGCCTGACCTCTTGTTCCGGGTGGAGGAACTGTGATGTCTACGAATGGCGGGGTGATGTGGTCTACGAGAGTCTTAATGACCGAGTGTGCAGTTCCTAGTCTGATCTTCGACCCGTTTTCAGTAACAGGGAAATCGAACTCACCCTTCACAAACTCGTCAACCTTTTTACATTTAGCCCAGAATTTCCCAAATCTCTGACGACCCTTAGCGAACTGATTGTCTATCCAAGTATCAGTGATATTGGGTTCGTCTTGAGGGTTAGCTCGTTCTAGCCGAATAGTGTCATCGACGTTTGTACCACTGGCTAGCGGGATTACAGGTGTGACCATTATCGAATTATTCCTGCTTCTAGGACTTCATCTATTCCATTAAGGTAGGCTGCGTGTCTTGCTTCACGAGTCAGCCCAATCAAGCCATGCTTCTTGCGACGTTTTGATACGAAATTGGGACGCAAAGGCTCTATGCCCTTTGTTTCCCTTTTCTTGCGTGTCGTCACAGAATACTCTACAGGGTCACAACCATACAAGGCTAGCACCTCTGCGTCTGCCCAGTCATCATGTGAACCAGATGACGTTCCAAACACATGCCCACGGTTTGCAGTTTCTTTGTGAGTAGTGTCCATAAGTTGCGAACTTAGCTTGTTCCACTCTGCTGGGAAACTAACTTGTTCGTGTTCGAGGGCAATTCGATAAGGCAAGTACAAGTCGTGGTACTTCGATACTGGCGAGAAGTTAAAGGCAATGACTGGAATTCCTTCAGCCAGCATTTCTGTGTACATGATGTCACGAGCGAATTGACCTCCCAATCCAGTTGAGTCCATGACGATTTGTTTGAGGTTCCAGTGTCTTGCTTCACTGCGAATAGTCTCCATTTGAATTGTCCAGTCGGTTTTCAGAAGTTCTGTGACTGATACTGATTCGCGTGTTTTCCGGTTCTTGACTATGAGTACCGTGGCATCATTGCTTCTTCCAAGGTCTAGCCCTGCAACGTACTCAGCCCCGCTACCAGCAGGTCGCGTGAGTTGAGTTCCTCTTGAGGCTTTATCTACCTTGCGGAAGAACGCTCCAGCACCTTCAGGCTGGATAGCCATGTAGAGACGATTCCAGTCGTCTTCCATCATGGTCTCTTTGTCTTCTCTGATCTCTTCCTTCTGATCTTCAGTCAGGAGCGGATTGTCAAAAGCTGTCCAACTAAACGACTCGCGCCTTCTCGAAGGCGATTCTTTTGCACGTTTGAAATTTCTAGCGAACCAATGAGATGGAGATACTGGCGGTATGCCCTCAATAAGTGCGCGACCCGCTCGTCCGGGGCTGGAGAGGGTAGGTCGAAGTTTGTTCCAGCCAATTTCTGCTATCTCCTGTGCTTCAGTGACGTGAAGAAAGTCTAGTCCAACCGACTGAAGAGACTCAGGGTTGTCCGCTGATTTGAGTTCCCAGAAGACAATTGGACGAGGTCTGGTCTTTCCGTCACGACCACGGAGCCAACGTCCGTTTCTGTCCTTGAACGTGAGCCACACATGCAGTGCGTCTTCTTTGAATCCACTACCACGCCCTCCACCAAGTTTGTTATCTCGATATGGATTTGTCTTTGAGACCAAGTGTTCGGGAATGAATGCCTGCATCTCGTTCCAAACTTGATACATCTGCGCCTTAGTAGGGGCAACTGTCCAAACGTGAATAGCAGGAACCAGCCTAGCTTCTTCAGCGGTTTGCTTGTTTGGGTCGTTAGGAAACTCGACATATTTGTGGGAAAGGGACTCGATGACCGCTAGGTCTTCCTCAAGTGCTGAACGAGTTTTCCCCCCACGTCTACCTGTTTGATTCCACTTAATCTTAGCTTTGGACTTGTGGAGTTTGAGTTGGTGTTCGTGGGGGGTGTAAGGCATTTAGCTTGCAGACTCTTCTTTGCTAATTGGGTCTCTATATTTCCTGCCACCCTTAGCATCAGTACCTACGGCTTGACCCTTTGCACCCGGCTTTCCTTTTGAAAACTTACTGGCGCGTTTTTCTTTTCCCGTACCCCAGCTACCTGACGCTCTTTTGGCTCTGGCTGGTTTCTTGGCTTTTTTCCTAGCCGTTGCAGTTTTCTTGCCTTTAACTGCACGATTGCCTTCTGGAGCGGAACTGGATGCTGAAGGTAGTTCAGTTGATTCGATTCTTTCGTCTTTCCCGACTTTTGAACCAAAATATGCCCTTGTTCCCGGCTTTGACGCTGCCTTAGCGTATGCCATTTTTGTCTGGTCTCCACCAAATTTAGTTTTTGGTTTTGAAGCGGTGTGAACTTTTCCACGTTCAGGAACAACTTTGCTTTTTGCCAAACTGGGCTTTGACTTCCCTGACTTAAGGCGGGACTTAATCGTATCGCTAGCTGTTCGACCAGTGCGCTTCTGTTTACTTTTGTAATCAGCTTCTATGCGAGCGGCTTCGGGGTTTCTTGTACGGGGCATAATAATTCCTCCTGATGGAATTACTACACTTTACCACGATGCTTCTTGCATTTAGTAGCGTTGGGTGTTGGCGCGTAAAAGCACTTGGGTTCACTGCACTGGGGAAAGATGGACTTTCCGACCATGAAGGTGTCTTGTGACTGTTTAGTCATCTAGCTTCCTTGTTTTACCCTTTTTTTTCTGGTTCGTGGTGCTTTGAAATCCTTGAACAGAAGTTTTGCTCTAGGTGGAAGTCCTGCGATGAATGATTCTCGCTCGTCTCCCTTGAGTTTAGAGCCACCTTGAAAGTCGAATCGTTTAGCTGATCGCTTTAGTTCTGTCATTTTATTAGTCCTCGAAACTTTGCAGCCCAGAGCCATCGCTTGGCTTTTCTGGTGCATCGGATGCATATGTGAGGTCGTCACGGTCTCCGTAAGGCTCAGCCATGTCTAACATGCCATTAGCGGCGACCACTGCCCCGTGAAAGCTGGTTGCTTTAGGATTTTCGTCCAGTGATGCAAAGGAAGTCAACCCTCCCTCTTGGATGTACACAGCAGATAGTTCTGAGGTTCGGATATTTTTGACCCACCCTTTTTTCTTAGGGTAGTTTCCGGTCATGCGGTAATCACCAAGAGCCATTTCAAATGATGGGGTTTTTTTGATGAGGGCGTTTACGACAGCTAAGTCCCAGCCCCATTGTCCGATCATGTCCTCAACGGCTTCCTCACTAGAACCCCAGTCTTCAAGCGATGCGTAGATACGCCTTAGTCGCCTAGACCAACTCTTCCAATCGGGAATAGCACGAGTTACCCGTTGTTCAATCTTGTCGTAAGTTTTTCCAGCCATTACACAGACTCCGAACCTACAAATGTCTGACCTTTGTGATACCCGAATAGTATTTCAAATTTGTGTCCTTCCTCGCAGGTAAACACAAGGACTTGTTGAGAGCCTTTACTGTAGCGATTATTTTCAGATTTGCCTTTTTTATACACCTCACTTCGAGGAACTGTATAGAAATCTTCAAAAGCGGTATATGAATTTTCGCAATCAGGAGAGGGGCATTGAACCGATGCTTTCCAAATTGCCTTATCAGACCAAGAGTCATCTTGAGTAATCAATTAGTTTTTCCTTCCAAGAACACTATAGCGAGCCAGCAGTGTATAGCCTCAGCCTCGCGCCCGCAATGTGTTTGTACTCATACAGGCTGAAAGCCATGTATGTGTGCAACGGCTACACATATATATATATATATATAACACATCGCACGCGCACGCGAGAGAACCTCTACACACCTATCCCCTGTCGGGGGGTGAGTAGAGAACCTCGAAACTAAGACCTTGAACTCAGAATCCATCTATACACAACTTGTGTACACACCTCTACACACTGTGTAGAGTCTATACAATACACAACCCTCTACACACTGTGTACACACTGTGTACCGGATAAGAAAAAGACGGTCTCAACGCTGTGGGGGTCACACACCGTTTGTTGCCGTGGGCTTCGCGTCTATCGGCGGGCGTTCTCTCGATCACGATGTTGATATATCCCACACTCACACGCTCGCGCTCATATATTCTACGTTCGTTCTCGTTCGTTCGTGCTGGTCTCACCACCAACCTATCGCCACGCCATGCGCGGGCACATGCGTTCTTATAGTGCGCATGCGCATATCCGTGACTATTCGCCCATAATCGCCACATTGACCCTCATATCCGCTTGCATGTTGATAGGGCATGTCCATACTTGTATGCAGCACTTGAGGTTGAACACTTCAATCGGGATTCACAAAGCCAGTCCCTGAATGATTGAAGCACGGCGGATAACTCGCCCATAAGGATTACCCATACCTGCTAGGCAACGTCTCTCGTTACAGCATGCGACTTGAGAGACACGCTGAACTTGTCGTGGTATATGCCACGACACCAACACCAAGTATGAACAGAGTAAATCAATGACTACCCAGTCACAGACCACGACTAACGCCACGACTGCAGCACAAGACGCTGCAGAACTGGCGCAGTCAACCGCAGACACTAAGGCAGAAGCATTAGCCGCTGCGTTAGCTAAACGATTCGCACCTCTCGCAGGTGGCGAATGGGCAGAGTATTCCGCACAAGTTCGATACGCTGAATCTGTACTAATACAGATTTTAGATGCATTGGATATTGACGGATTCGACGGTAACACGGTTGCAATTCAGATTGAAACCGGCAAGTTTGCCCGCTGCTACGGACGGAACACAATGATGAAACGACTTGATAACGGTAAATCCGTTGTGAGTGTCGTGATTCACTTGTCTTCATTCTCGTTCGGAATGGATAAGTTCGTTTTGAACTTACTGCATGCAGTATCACACACTCTCGCATTTACATCGTCTGCCACGAAAGTGGAATATGGTGTGAGCATGGGCGGGCAACACAATGCATCGTTTCGGAATCAGTTCATCAAGTTTGGCAGTTTGACCGACCCTGATCGTTCAGCGTCGCAGAACACGCCAATAGAACTGCATGCAGAGACCAAGAGCGTTATAGACCGTTTGAGAGTTGACGAATCCGCAGTAATTCTTACTGCTGACGTGAACGTGAAACCTGCGCCAAATCGTGCGAAGGTTGACCGCTACGCATGTCCAACAGATGCGACGCACTTCGTCACTAGCAACATCGAGAAACGTTACAAGGGCAAGCGTCCGGTAATCGATCTCAAGTGTGGCAAGTGTGACACGAAGATAAGCGTTGCAGGATACGCCAAACACGCTCCTGAGAAATAACACCATGCCCGCTCGCCATAATAGGCGAGCGGGCTTAGTGTCGTGGGATACACCACGACGGAAGGATTGAACATTGGAACTATCAGAATTCATTCGACTAACCGCACAAGTTCAAGAACGTGCGAAGTTGATAGCAGTGAACACAGTTTGCTGGTCTTGCTCACACAAGACCGACGTACTAGTTGAGAATTGCTACAACATTGACGAACATTCCCGAACTGATTACGGCAGAATTTACGATTACGACATTGACAATGATTAGACGAAAGTCGCCGCCCGCACCTTAACCGGTGCGGGCTTTTTTTTTGCTTTTTTTTGTCGTGGAATATCCCACGACGGACAGACGAAAAACCTTCACAAAAAACGAAAACTGCATGCAAGCATTGGACAAAAACTGCATGCGAACAGCCACGCGCCACAGGTGAAAATAAGTGGCATATCCTATTGTAATATAGTCCATACTGATATATACTTATAGTAAGTCAAGAAGTGATTACTTCTGACTGACCCCAAGTTGTCGTGGGATAGCCCACGACACCAAGTGAAAGTAGTCCGAACCGTGATAGTCCACGCCAAGTCAACCACTCAGGTATTCAGTTACCGATGCGAGCGTTGCCAAGTATTGAAGTTCGAGTTCAACCTGTACCGCGAAAACAAATTGTGGCTCTGTTCTAGCTGCCTAGTCTAAACATGAAGCTAACCACCAAGTGCCGAGTACACAGGCAACCTGTGAAGCTAGGCAAGTGTGCGGATAGGGCGGGACACTCACAATGTCCCGCCAACACCGACACATTCACACCAAACAAAACCTTTATCGGAATGATGGCGACAGCGTGGAACTTAAAACCCAACCTGTCACCCGCTCTCATTTCAGCAGAATCGAGATTCTAGTGAGCCTGCCCGAAACATTATTGCCAGCGTCGCACTATGCAACGCACTTCGGAGTCTCTGAAAAAGAGGTCGAAGAACACGAAAAAGTTGTCGTGGGAGATACCACGACAGCAAACTTCGCACTACCTGACGAAGCACTAGCAGCATTGAAAGAAGCACTTGCATGAGAGCAATGAACCAATCCCAGCTAGACATGCGAACAAACGCCGCTGACAAGGTCAGAGACGCTGCAGCGGCTGTCGCTGTATTCGTTGGTGACCTTGAAGCCACCGGAATTCGCACACGCTGGAGCCTACACCTACAAGTAAGCAACCTACTAGACATAGAGGAAAAGCTGCGAGAAGTGCAGCCTAAAAATCCGCTTGAGGTAATCATGATGGAAGACTAATAAAAATGGGTCTGGCATATGCTCACAAATATGCCTATATGTCTAGCACTGTTTGGTGCTACTGATGAACAGGCTTGTAACAAAGCTGACGGCAGTAACCGTCGAAACATAGTTGTCGTGGAATACACCACGACAGAAAGTAATCAAGTGAACTACAAACTACTTCGCTACCTCGACTACTTGAAACAGTCGAGAGAGTACACCCACTCGAAGGGTCACAAGGCACGTAAGAAGCGTGAACGCCAAAACAGGCGCATGGCTCGGTCAAAATGAACGACAGACTAAAACACATCCAACTGTACTTGTTTTGCATACTCGTTATTCAGCTTGTCAGCGTGATAGGCGTGGTCTATCTCATCGGAAAGGAGTGCTAAATGACTTGCGAAAACATGGTGACGGTCGCAGTACCGACAAAGTTTGACTACAAACTACTCGAAGTAAATTGCCAGTCGCACTTGTCTCATCAAGACGCTTCGTACTGCGACACACACCGCAACACACACACATTGCGCTGCTCACGTTGTGGCGCAAACGGTTTCCCATCTGAGGACTACCTGAATGACCACTATCGCATGGATTGTGACGAGTAAATGGAAGGAAAAATAATGTGTTCAATCACTAGCTGTTTCAACAGCGCAAACACATGGATAACCCGAACTATCACACTACTAGGCAAACGCCAGTCGGTAACAATGCCGATATGTGAACGCCACATAGAGACGTACGGGAAAAAACCATGACAGTCATTCACCAACTCCAAAAAATGGGCGTACACATCGAAGTGAAATGCCCTGAACATTACCCCGACCCTGATGAATCTCACACCCTTACGGAATTCTGCGATGAGCAACTCACCCGTATTCAGTGGGTTCAAATGTCAGGTTCATTTACCAAAAAGCCCGAAGAAGGCTGGAAGGAAAAAAATGCAGGTAACTAAGGGCAACCACCCAACCGGCAACTTCACACTCTCACTGACCCTGAGCGACGAAAGTGAATTTGAGGCAGTCAGCCTGTCCGCATCTAAAAGCGGATACACAAGTTTGTCAGTGCATTTCAACACAGCCGAAAAACGTCAGGAGTTCATCAAGCAAATAACAGAAGCACCAATCACAACCTACGACTAAGGGAAAAAAATGTCAGTAACAAAATTCAAAAATAAAACCGAAGCACTCGACTTTCTTGAAACAGAAATTGGGTCACACGTCATGATCTCAGGCGAACAAGCCGATGCCATAGGCGAGCCGTTCGGGGTCAAGTTCAAATACGAAACGTTCTACCCGCAACTCGAAGACCCGAAAGGCGTACTGCCTAACTACAAAGACGGGAAACTCGACATGGAACCGTTCACGGCTGTGAGTTCGTTCGTGATCTCATCAAAAATAGCCAACTCGGTCGGAGCCATGCGTGACGGATTCTTGGGTCGGGGCTACCAATTCCGTGGCGACATAAAAGCAACACGAGAGGTGATTGATGACAACGCATAACAGACACACATGCATCGGTGCAGGCTGCGAGCCTGA